TCAAAAATTCATATACGCGGCATATTTTTCAGCGGTCTGTTCCTTGGCTTTTTCGGTTACGTGAGTATAGATATCCATCGTGGTTTTTATATCGGTGTGCCCCATTCTCTCTTGTACTTCTTTAATGCTGACACCTGCTTCAAATAATAAGCTACAGTGTGTATGCCTAAAACCGTGAATAGTAATCTTCTCTAAATTGTGTTCCTTTAAAAAAGATTTCATAAAATTATTAAGATAATCGAGGTAAAGATGTTTATTGTCAATGTCAGTAAACAGAAGCTGTTCAGGTTTGAGAGTATTAATACCTAGCTTTAGATACCTTCTCCGTTGCTCTTTTTTCCAAGATACAAGGTACTTAAGAGTTTCATCATCAATTGAAATAGTACGACGGCTATGCTTTGTTTTGGGAGTCTGGAATATTTCTTTACCGTATTCACTTTTTGCCAATGTCTGATTGACTGATATAGTGCCTTTTGATAAATCGCAATCTTTCCAACGCAGGGCCTGTAGCTCTCCTTTTCGTAGTCCTGTGAATGACATCACTCTGAACATAGTAAACAGTTGTATGTCTTCGTGACGGTTTAAGATCTCTAAAAAACTCTTCAATTGCTCTTTAGAATAAAAAGGGGAGACATATTTTTCTTGATCAATTCGTTCGGATTTTCGTGGTCTTATCACATGATTCATTGGATTAGTTGAGAGAAGACCGATTTTAAGCCCATAATCAATTATCCTAGTCGTTAAGCCAATAAGATTAGAATACTTTTTATAGTAAGTGAACCAATTATTCACTTGTTCTTGACAATAAACAACGGTTATTTTGTCTAACGAGAGCGACCCAAACTTTGGCAGAATATGTTTTTCAATCGCATTTTTTTGGACAAATAGCGTGCTTTCTTTGACCGTGTTTTTATATTGTTCGTACCAAAGATTATAGACTTCTCTGAAAGTTGGAATTTCAATTTTTTTAGTTGGAAGTCCGTTTTTCTCAATTTCTAATTCTAGTCTTGATAAGGCTATTTTAGCCTCCTTTTGTGTTTTAAATCCTCTTTTAGTAGTATACTTTTTCTTCTTCGTCATCGGATCCATACCTAAATATGTTTTGAAATACCAAGCTTTCTCTCCACTTTTCTTTGTGTATTGTTTGATCATAGCCATAATAATACCCCTTTCAAGAGTGTACGTTTGATTTTACATAAAAAAGAAAAGCCCGTAGGCTAATCTTATTCTGTGATTGGAATTTCAAAAGTAGCAGTGTGTGGATTTCTGCCTGTGTCTCTCTGATTGAAGATAATAGTAATTGTTCCACCTGAATTTTTTAGACCATAAGCTTCTTCAGCACCTTCCAGTTTTGATCCAATAGGAACAGTTGTGGGTCTAGTACCAGTTCTGGCAGGATACGCTTCACCTAATGTTTTTTCATTGTCTATAACAGAATCAGGTTTCATAAATAAATCTTGAACAGAACTTTCATAACCGAGGTTTTCATAAGTGTAATTTATTATAACCACTTGTTCTGGCTCTTTGTCAGAAAATTGATTTCTATCATCTGTCGGCGTGACACTATTAATTTTTAACTTAAATTCGTTTGGTACTTCCCACCATTCATCCTTGGCATATACTTTTTCTTCCAAGTTAGAAACAGGATATGATACTTCTCCATCAGAAACTTCAACGAAATTAGGTTCATCTGTATCAGTGTTTGAAATAACGAAGGAGAACTTTTCCCCTGTCAATTCAGTGACTTTCTCAGAAAAACCTAATAAGCCATCTCCCAAAGTTGTGAGAAGCAATTGACTGTCACTAGACTTAGGCGAACTGTTGATCGATTGCATTGAATTGTAATGTTCTGCATCAGTTTGGTATGATAAAATGAATGTATTTTCGCCATCGTATGCTACATCAAAGAACTCACCGTAACTATCTTCCATAGCTTTTGTAATAATCGAAATATTATCTTTTTCGTCTGGTTCACTTGATTCAACAACTTCCTCTGCATTAGCGGTGACATCGGTCAAGTCATCTATGGAATCGTTATTACCGCAACCTCCTAACAATAAACTTGTTGATATTAATCCTAAAAACATAATTTTCTTCATTCCATTCCCTCTTTCTGATAAAATATAGTTGTAAGCGTATAATAGTGCCCCAATCAAAGCCGTAAACTTTGAAGGGGTGTTTTTTTGCCAAAATGCAGTTTGCATTGTTCCGTAGTCTTCGTTTTGTTATACTAGAAAAAGCAACTTGCCCCGAAAGCGGGGTGAATGTCTTGTTTTATCAAATAGTTTCGTTAGTTGTCGCACCACTCTTTGTGGCTCTAGTAAATACAATAGTTTCACATTGGTTAGATGAGAAAGACGACAACTGAAAGCAAGTTGCTTTCTAACCCACACGCTTGTCACTCCACAACAAGTGCAAAGAAAAGCCCAACCTATTCACCGTAGGTTGGGCTTTTGTGATGTCTTGCGACAAATAGTTTCGTTTCCACAACCAAAGTATAACATATTCATTTTTTTTATGCTATAACTTTACCTAATACCTGGAAACAACTAGGGTCAGTTATTACGATGTCCTTATACTCTTTATTTAAAGATACCAATCGAATACCAGAATCATCAAAATAAAGCTTTTTGAAATAAACTTCATTGTCATACATCACAATAGCCAGCATTCCGTTTCGAATGTTCCCGCCATTTGAAAAGGACTTGACGAAAATATACTCACCATCTTTATAAGTAGGTAACATAGAATCTCCGTTAATTTTCAATACATAATCAAACGGTTCGTCTGGAAAGTCTGATTCAGGTAGATATACTGTTTCGGCTCTTTCTACCCCAAAAAGAAATTCACCTGCTCCCGCAGATACAGCACCGTAACTTTCAGCAGCACGTTTTTTTTCATCCTTATAGGATTGTATATCAGTGATTTGGGTGGACTGTTGGGCAGGTTTAGTTTGTTCTGCTGATTGTTCCTCCAATTGTTCTTCTGCGCATTCGTAGACTTTTTTTTGACGAGACTCGTCTAACTTAGCTGTGATTTCAATCACTGAAGATAGCATGGTAGACAATTTCCGCTCTTCTACTAAATCTGCTTTTGTTATTGAAAAATAGTTAGCTAAAATTTCAATTTTATCAATTCTAGGATAAGTTTTAGCCTTTATCCAATCAGTGAGAGTTGTATAACTTATGCCTAAATCACTAGATAATTTCCTTCGATCAACACCATTTCTATCCATATAGTACTGGATATTTTTTGCCATCACTTCCTTGTTACCTAAAGCGCTCATGATAATCCCCCCTTTACAATACGCAGCTCATAGAATATAATACGGTTAAACCGTAAAAAAATCAAGTTTAAACTGCAAAAAAAACTGCAAAACTTCAATACATTCCAGATAATAGTTAAAAAAATACGGATTAATGCTTGACATTACGGTTTAACCGTAATAATATTGGATTGTAGCGAGGAGGTGAATTAAATGAAGGTCACACTAAAAGGACTGCGCGCCACGAAAGATTGGACGCAAAAAGAGGCTGCTAAAAAAGTCGGGGTGTCTGTTGATACTTGGGCTAACTATGAGAAGGGGAAAACATACCCTGATGTTCCGATTATTAAAAAAATAGAATTGGCATTCGGTGTTGGTTACAACGACATCATTTTTTTACCACTTGATTACGGTTTAACCGTAAAACAAAAAGAACCAGCATAGGAGGAAATAAATGTCAAACTTACAAAAATTTACCAATGAGTTATTTCGACTAGAAGTAAAGTCAGAAAATGGCGAATCATTATTTGATGTAGAAAGTGTAGCGAGAAGTTTAGGAATCACAACTACAACTACTAAGAATGGTAAAAGGTATGAAAATGTACGGTGGTCAAGGGTTAATAGTTTTCTGCCACAAGTGGCAGAAGTAAAAAGCGGTGATTTCATCAGTGAGCCAATGGTATACAAATTAGCTTTCAAAGCAAACAATGAAGTCGCCGAAAAGTTCCAAGACTGGTTAGCGGTTGAAGTATTGCCTTCCATTAGAAAAAACGGAATGTACGCTACAGACGAACTACTAAATAACCCAGACTTATTAATTGAAGTAGCGACTAAATTAAAAGAAGAACGGACCTTGCGACTTGTAGCGGAACAGAGAGTAAACGAATTACAGCCAAAGGCTGATTACTACGACAACATTCTAAATAATCCAGGATTAACTACTGTAACAGCTATTGCTAAGAATTACGGAATGGGTGCACCAACGTTTAATAAATTGCTTCATGATTTAGGCGTTCAGTACAACCAGAGCGGAGTGTGGTTCTTATATAGCAAGCACCAAGACAAAGGGTACACGCACACAGAGCCATTTGATTATGTAGATAGCAACGGTCGCTCGCAAGTTAAGGTTCGCACGAAATGGACGACTAAGGGGCATATCTTCCTGTATCAGTTATTGAAGAGAAATGACGTGTTACCGATGATTGAGCAAGAACAACTAGCGTAGGGAGGGAAATTACATGACCACAACAGTTTACCCTAACGGAATCAAAGTTCATTGTGTTTGGCAAGACGGAACTCATATGAAGGAAGGCGAGAAGATTCCGTTGGAAGTCCAGAAAAAGGCAGTGCAAGCAGTGTTGAGTAGTATGAAGAAGGATTGAAAAATAAAATCACCTGCGAAAGCAGGGGAGGAGATGGCATTTTGAATTGTCTACGGGTGCTGAGGCGCAGTCTTGGTATGAAGCAAGATCAGATGGCTAAAAAATTAAAAGTTTCATATTCACATTACGTGAAGTTAGAAAACGGATTTGTTAAGCCGAGTTATCAATTGTTGAAGCGTATTAAGGAAGTGTTTGACGTGGATATGAATGAGTTTTTTTAATAAAAAACCTGTTACGTTCGACACCGCAACAGGTTGCGAAATTTTGAAGCCTACAGATAGTTGTCGACCTATCTCCAACATTTCGCTGGTATCGTCGCCCAGCACTGCTGTTGAAATAATCTAATGCTCATTTTTATTACGCTAGTCCCTTTAACCTCGATAGAGCGAAGCTAAAGAGGATTACCAGATTATAGTCATGGCGGACTGTTTGATATTTTCCTAGCGAAAAAATATCAGTGAGCGGTCAACTATTGAGACACAGTGTTGTTCAAAAGTTTTGTCATAGGACATCACTCTCCTGTTAAGAGATTTGAACACATTTATTATAACAAAACTTTCTCTATAAAAGAAAGTCGTTTTTGGGAATTTGGTTAGTATAGTTTCGTAACCATAACATTATGGAGTGAGGTGTGATTATGCAAGAAAATGTGAAAGAAGCTTTACTAGATGCCATCGAGTTTGCAGGAGCGAAAGCAATAAGTGTAGATGGCCAACCAGCAACGATCTCGGATTTCCAACAATTGATGCAAGAAAGACTATATTCAATTGCTGATTTATTGGGAATGTCAGAGTTGTACTTAAAAAATAATGTTGAGGCGAAATCATGAAACAATTAGAAAGAACTATCAATAGTTTAGAAATAGCGGGGATGGTCGGGAGAGATCAGAGCAAAGTCATTCGGGATATGCGGAGCTTATTGTAGCAATAATAAAACCACCTGCAAAAGCAGGGGCAGGAGGTGAGAAGGATGGAGAAATCAAAGACAACACTACAAATCGTCGCTCATGTAAAAAATGCTGAAGAAGCAAAAGAGCTTCTAAAAGATATAGAAACTCTTAAGCAAGAATATGATGTGATTACACAAGTGACAATTGATGCTAAACCTTACCGACAATAAAAACAGATGCAGCAGGCATAGATCCAGGAGCGATATAAGTTCCTTGTGAAACGTGGGTATGTGCAGAAATAAATACCCATCCATTGGAAAGGTGTTGGTTCACCTCTTCAACAGAAAAAAGTTGCTTGATTTCAGTAACATTCATTATGAAGATCTCCATTCGATTATTTCAGCGGACCACTCGCTGATATGAAAATTATTTCAAAATTAGTAAACACGTTTAAGAAAAATAAGAAAGAAGGTATGATAAATGACTTTAAAGAAAGAAGTTGATGTCTTTCTAGCATTGAAGAGTAAGTCCCGGTCGTGGTTAGCTAATGAGCTTGGGATAAATGAAGGTTATCTATCTCGTATCATAAATGGGAAAGATAAGCCGAAGCATCAAATCGAAAAGATTAAAAAATTTATTGAGGAGGTGTAGGTATGCAGTTAACAATACCAGATGAAGTTATTGAAAAACAAATTATGCCTCAATTTGTTCAGATAGCAGTATTGGAATTTGAAAAGAGAATGAAGCTTCTAACAAAAACAATGGAATTACCACCTTATCCTAACAAGAGTGAAGTGAAAAATATTTTAGGGATGGGTGACGACATGCTAAAAGAGTGGATTGCGGATGGTTTACCGGTCATACCTTGGAGTAAGAAGGAAGATCGGTTTGATCGAGATGATATTAGATTGCATATAAACAAAATGAAACTTTAGAAGGAGGCAACAGCATGAATCAAATGCAAATTATTGAATTTTACAATCAACGCTTATTAACCACGGAGCAACTAGCGGAATTCTATGAAGCGACACCGAAAAACATTCGTGATAATTTCCAAAACAATCGAAATAAGTTTATTGAAGGTAAACACTATTTCAGATTAGAAGGTGATGATTTAAGAGCGTTTAAGAACGACACCGAAAATATCGGTATCGTCGGAAGTCGGGTAAATCAGCTTATTCTTTACACAAAACGAGGAGCTAGTCGTCATTCGAAAATGTTAGGCACGGATCGAGCGTGGGATATGTTTGATGAATTGGAAGAAAATTATTTCAATCCGAAACAACAAGCTCAAATCCCAACATCTAATCGGGAATTAATCCTACTAGCTTTAGAAGGGAATGAAGAAACAAATCAACGCATTGATAAAATTGACGAACGTTTAGTAGATATCGAAGAAAACAAACTGATCACTACGGAAGATAAAGGAACAATCGATCGAGCCGTTCGAAAGAAGGTTTATCAAATCTGCAAGGAACAACATCTGGGACAAAATGCTAAAGGTATGTTGTATCAAGATTTAGGATCGAGCATCAAGCAACTTTTCAACGTTCCGAATCGTGGGCGAATTAAAGATAAGGATTTTCGAAAAGTATTGAACTTTATCAATAGCTGGGAGCCGTCTTCGGTGACAAAAGAACGTATCAATCAGATTCAAACAGAATTGGAAATGTAGGAGGAAGTTAAATGAAAATCAATAAAAAGTTAGAGCAAAAATGGCAAGAGTGGGAAACAACGATGGAAGGCGCTGAGATGTTTCTAAATGCTGCAAGAGATTTGGGTTCAACGGTCATAACCGAGGACGATGCTGTTGTTTGCCTAACTAGTGAAAAAATCCAATTAACCATAGAGCAATTGAAAGATGCAAAGGAATTAGTTGAAAAACTAGAATTTGCAGAAGAATTACTGGAATAGGCAAATACTTTTGAAAGTAGATTGAGGTGAGAAGTGACTATGCCTAGGGAAAAGTGCCAAAAGAAAATGATAGCGACTACCGGTCCCTACACGTTTAAGCAGGAAGAATTGATTGAGAAGTCAATCGCAAAATCTATTCAAGACTTGCAGTACCTTGTCCACGATAAAAAAAGCGTGTTAAGCGATCGGCAGCTTGAAGCTGCTAAACGTGAGTTGAAACAATATCAAGAAATGCAGTATCAAAATAGGCTTAATCGCCTTATAAATATGAAATGGAGATAAGACTATGAAAAAGACAGACACGCTTTTTATCGGAGTCATCTTAGGTTTACTCGTACTAGTAGCACACTACAGCGTAGTGGGAGGGAGTATTTTCGCAAGTTTAATGGTTTTGATTAACCTATTAGATTCCAAAGAAAGGAGAACATATGAATCGAAAAGAAGCTTTGAAAAAAGGGAAAGTGATTGCTGATAGATGGTGGTATGACAATAAGTCGACTATCTTAAGTCAACAGGTAATCAACAAACAAAAGAAATGGCAGGAAATTAAATGAAATTAAGACAAAAAATAAAAGAGTATCTATTTTACAGACATGTTTTTTATTGCCCGGATTGTCGCTACACATTACGTCTTAACAATAAGTTGCTACAACAGTGTCATCCATGGGATGGACCGTATTGTCCAAAGTGCGGAGAAAAAATACAAAAAAAGTGACTCCGCCTGCAAGCATTGAGTCACAAAGAAAATACATCTAAGGAGATGTTAACACATGGAAAAAGAACTTTCCACTCTAGATCAATATTTGACTGACCCTGATTGGGGAACAATGAATATTAAAGGAACAAATAACCGAAAAATTAGACGAAATCTTTTGACGGATGAAGAACTAGCATGTGATCAAGATGATCTGGGAAACTTTGTGAGTCTTTGGGATCATATCTATCTTATCCATCTATCAAAACATTCAAATAAACCAGAATATATCTACGTCATCGAAGATGGCTTGATTGATGCGCTTGAAGAGTACGAGAGAGGAAATTTGATCGATATCTCATACTACGGACAAGGGAAAAAATACATTGCTGAAATGGAGGCGGTATTCGATGAGCGAAACGAATGAAACTACAAATTTTGAAAAGCTATTTAGTAGAAAACTTAGTAAGTCTCTAAAGAAGAAGGGAAAGTTCGATTATCTGTCATGGGCACGAGCGTGGGAGATGATGAAAAAGGACGATCCGGAGGCAACAGTAACCATAAACGAATATAAACATTACAGAGTAGTTTCAGGAACGCACCAAGACTTTCTAGTTGAAGAGCACAAACCTTATTTGACAGATGAAACAGGAACTTATGTATCTGTGTCTGTCACGCTAAGAGGCAGGACTGAGACAGAACTTTTTCCGGTGACAGATTACAACAATAAGCCAATTGCTAAACCGGATGCAAGTCAGATTAATAACTCGGTTAAGCGTTGTTTTGTTAAAGCTTTAGCTCTCCATGGGTTAGGATTACACGTTTATCAAGGGGAAGATATTCCAGCTCCACCAAAAATTGATACAAAAAAATTGAATATGCTTGAAGAAATAATTAATAACTTCAATGGAGAAATGGGCGAAGACATGGTGCCTACATTAATCGAATTTGTTAACGAACAGACTGTTAAACGGAATCTAATTGCTGAGAAAGTAAATGCTCTTGAGGATTTAACTTATGAACAATGCGGATTGATGGAAAGAGCAATTGCTAAAAAACGAAATGAATTAAACAAGAAGAAGTGATGTAAGTGTTTAATTCATTAATCGATTCCTATTCAGCAGTTCTTAGAAAGTTCAAAGGAAAAGACATTGCCGCAACAATCAACGAAGAAGTAAACATCGAGCGACTTAAAACGATGTACGAAGGATATGAAGGCGATCGGATTATTGAAGTACGTTTCATCGATCCACGTCGTTTCACGGTCCAGCAAAGAAACTTCATATATGCGCTGATAGGCGATATCTTCATAGATACAGGCACACCAACGGACTTCTGGAAGGAATTCTTCTACTTTCGTTTTGAAGGTGTCACAGGGCGCAAAATAAGCCTCAAGGACGAATCGGATACAACTGTAAGTGACGTAAACATCCTAGCAAATATCATCTTAGATTTCATCTTTGAACATCATATTCCATTCAAAGAAGGTTATGAGATTTTACCAGCGAATCAAGAATACTACTTGTACAAGTGTATTACGAAAAGAGTCTGTTGTATTTGTGGAAGAACAGGAGCTGACATTGATCACTTCGATAAAGCATTGGGTAGACGAAAACGTAAAAAAATTGATCATTCAGAATACACTTACGCAGGACTTTGCAGAATACACCACACAGAAAAACATCAATTAGGTGTAACTAATTTTAAGAACAAGTATCAAATAAAAGGGATTAAGTTGAATCAAGAAACAATTAAAAAACTTAATATAGGTGGCTAGAATGAGCAGACGTTATGATATTGAATCTCATTTGGAAGAATTAAACAAAACCGAAAGACGGTTGCATGAAGAGATAAATACGATAGAGAGTGAAATAGATTCTCTAGAAGAAGAATTAGAAGTTTTAGAGTCAGATTATTGGGATATCCAAAAAGAAATCGATGGTCTTAAATTTGAATTAAATAACTTATCAGACGAAGAAGATGATGAAGAATGTATAGCTGAAAAGTGGTTAAACCAGGAAGAAAGTTTGTTTGATAATTTTGATTTAATCGAGGGAAATAATGATGATTAGTTTAAAAACAGCAGCATTTGAACGAGCATGGCGCACTAAGTATAACAAAATGAGTCCGAGAGACAGATTGTTCTTAGAAATCATGACATTTGCTTTCATCGGTACACAAGCTGAACAAAGCGATATTAGTGTTGAAAAAATTAAGACCAATAGATTAGTTAATGGAATTACAGAGACTTGTTACCAGTACACGATTACTGTCGTGGATGAGGAGGAATAATTTTGGCAGAACATCGAAGTTATTACGCCATCATACCTGCAAATGTTAGATATGACGATTCTTTGATACCTAGTGCAAAACTTCTTTATGGAGAAATCACAGCTCTATGTAATGAGAAAGGGTATTGCTGGGCTAGCAATGAGTACTTTGCCAATCAGTATGGTGTAGGAAAATCAACGATTCAAAATTGGCTGAAATCTCTTGAAGAAAAAGGCTATATCTATCGAGAAGTGAAGTACAAAGAGGGTAGTAGAGAAATCGAGGCTAGGTATATCAGAATTTTGGGTGGGGGTCACCCAGAAAAATGGGTGGGGGGTCACCCAGAAATCTATCAAGATAATAATACATCTATTAATAATACATTTAATAATACAGAAGAATATATAAGAGAGTTACCGCCTTCGAAAAAATCGAAGGCTAAGCCCATCCGTCATAAATACGGAGAGTACAAAAATGTTCTCTTGTCAGATGACCAAATGGAAAAGCTTAAAACAGAATTCCCAAATGATTATCAAGAAAGGATTGAACGGTTATCCGAGTATTGTGAATCAGCTGGTAAAACTTATAAAAACTACTTGGCCACTATTCGAAGCTGGGCAAGGAAAGAAAAAAGTGAGCCTAAGAAGAACCAAAAGACATTCCCTAACTCCCGAGCGAAGCGTCATGTCACTCGAAAAGAGCCAGAGCCAAAATGGTTAGCGGACTATGATGAACAAGAAAGGCTCAGAAAAGAAAGAGAAGCACATCAATATGACGATGTTCCTTTTTAAACGTGAGGTGATATTTTGAAAGAATATAACTATCTCAAGCTGTTAAATAAACTCGGCGAGTGTAAACAAGGCGATGAACATAAATGTTTGCAGGCAGTTTATAGACAGCTAAAAGATTTGACCGAGGACCAAATAAAAAACGATCGTTCAAGTTGGAGTAAGTTGCGTGTTTACTATGCGCTATATGTGGACTCTACAAAATTAGAACATATTTTGGTAAAGGAAAAAAAGCAAAAAGATGAGCTTTATGTACAAAAGATGAAATATTCTCTTTTGTCATTCGAAGAGTGTTACCGAGGTCTACAGAAATATTTGAGAGATCAGCCAAAAGGAGCGATTGTGTAGGTGGGACAGCCAAAACGATCAGGTGGGACACCTAAGCAAAGGCCAAGATTTTCTCTTGACGATGAAACTTTGGCACAACTTGCTTGGTTGTATGCGCAAGATACCAAAAAGACAAATTATCGAATCTATCCATCGGATACGTTGAAGAAAATCATTAACGAAGCGTACACAGTACGCAGAGCATTCAGAAATTAGTAATTGGATGTGAGAGCGTACTTGCACACGGACTAAAAATAATAAAGGAGGCGCAGGATGAATGTTAAATATGCGAATAGAGGACTATCGGATCGCAACTACAAGCGATTGCAAAAATATCGTTCTCTCACGTGTCGTACGTGATGAGTCTGAAAAGATCCAATATACCGAAAATGTTAAAAGCGAGCAAGAAGAATCGACTTCCTTTATTGGTTACTATCAAACACTGACTATGTGTTTAAGAGCCATACAGCGTGACTACGTACTGAGAGAAGGTCACGTGATAAAAAGTATTATCGAGTATAAAAAGGCGCTTGAGCGTATCACCAGACAGTTTGAAAGTGAATGTGAGATTGAAGGTGTAAAAAATGAATAAGAAAGAAAAAATCAAACGAATTGCTGCGCTGACGTGTTCGGAGAAGTGGCAAGAAAATGAGGAGACAGTCGCAGAAGTTCAGAGAATCGCTAAAACGATTTGGCCCAAGGAAAAGTCTGGACGAAAACGACCAGGTCGAAAAATAGCGATTTGGCATGACGACAGAATTCTAGTTACAGGCACAGCTGAACAGTTAGCAGAAATTACTGGGCTAACAAAAAACATCATATGGAGCAGAGCGAAGCATATGGGTATTGACTCTAAGGGTCGTCAATTTAAATACATGGAGGAAGAGAAATGATACCGAAGTTTAGAGCGTGGGATAAAGATGCGGAGTGTATGATTTATCAAAAAGACAACGGCGATGAATATGTGTGGCAAATAGGTACAGAAGATATCTGGATAGAGCCTATACATGGAATGACGATACCGAAACAAGTACTCATGCAATCCGCAGGACTGAAAGACAAGAACGGTGTAGAGATTTTTGAAGGAGATATTGGCTGGGATGACCATCAAGAAGTTTACGGACAAGTAATTTTTGAAAATGGTGGGTTTAAATACGAATGGGAAAATATATCTGAGGATTTATTTGAAGTTACCGACGATATTGAGCTTGTTGGGAATATTTGGGAAGAAGTGTAAAAATGAAATTCCTAGATTTATTTGCAGGAATCGGCGGATTTAGATTAGGAATGGAATCCGCCGGGCATGAATGTGTAGGCTTCTGCGAGATCGATAAATTCGCAAGAGCTAGTTATAAAGCAATACATGATACAGAAGGAGAGGTGGAAATGCATGACATCACAACAGTATCAGATGAGTTTGTTCGAAGAATCGGACATATCGACATTATCTGTGGCGGATTTCCGTGCCAAGCTTTCAGCATTGCAGGAAAGCGGAAAGGTTTCGAAGATACTCGAGGAACTCTCTTCTTTGAGATTGCAAGGTTCGCATCTATTCTCAGACCACGCTATCTATTCCTTGAGAACGTCAAAGGACTCCTCAATCACGAAGGAGGGGCTACGTTCGAGACGATCCTCAGAGCCTTGGATGAACTCGGGTATGACTGTGAGTGGGACTGTATTAACTCAGCGGCTTACGTTCCGCAAAATCGGGAGCGAGTATTCATTATCGGATATCTTAGAGGAGAACGTACAAAAAAAATATTTCCTTTCGAGAGAGAAAACCGAACAGCTATTGAAAACAATATAAAACCAATTAATGATTCAAAGAAAACAAGAGAACTATTAAATTTTGATAGTACAAATAGATTTTATGATGTATCAGGAATATCCCCTTGTTTGAACACGATGCAAGGCGGAGATAGAGAGCCGAAGATTGCCATTGTAGGAAATATAAATCCTAGTGGAAATGGAATGAATGGACAAGTATATTCATCGAACGGATTAAGTCCTACATTAACTACAAATAAAGGTGAGGGGACAAAAATCGTAGTTCCAGTATTAACGCCGGATAGATTTGAAAAGAGGCAAAACGGAAGACGATTCAAAGAAGATGGGGAAGAGATGTTTACTTTAACAGCACAAGATAGACATGGAGTTCTGGTGAGAGAAGCTACATCAAAAGGTTATGCTGAAGCTTTACCTGGCGACAGTGTGAATATTTCTCATCCAAACTCTGAAACAAGACGTGGTCGAGTTGGTAAAGGAATAGCAAATACACTACTAACTGGTGAGGAGCAAGCAGTTGTTACAGAAAACTATCGAATCCGTAAACTTACACCTCGTGAATGTTGGCGTCTACAAGGTTTTCCAGATTGGGCATTTGATCGAGCAAAACAAGTAAACAGCGATAGTCAACTATACAAGCAAGCTGGAAATAGTGTGACGGTTCCAGTGATTGCAGATATAGCAAAGAGATTGTGAAGGAGGAACAGCGATGAATAAACAAGGTTTGATTGAGAAATTAGAAAGTTTATCGATTGTAAAATCAGGCGAATCGACCTACGATGAAGGATTTTATGATGGCGTCTATGCTTCGATTGAGTCAGCAAAACAACTAGACGAACCGCAGAAGCCAGTGGTGCCTAAGTTTGTGGCGGAATGGTTAGAAAAGATGCGTAAGCAATTAGTTTCATACCATTTTGAATCAGGCGCAAGATTTATGATGTTTATAGGTATAGACTATCACCAAAGAAGAGGGCTACTCACGCTTAATGAAAAAGTTCGACGTTGGCTTGAAAAAGATGGAAATGAAGTAAAACTATCTAACGCTATTGATTATGGCTACGAGGTCGAGCAAGAGCCATTGTATTATGTTTATTTTCCAGAGATAACTGCGTCAGCAGGCATTGGAGAAGCTTATCTAATGAAAACTCGTAATGGAGTTGAATTAGCCGATAATAATGACTTCGACGATATGAAATTCACGGAACAAGAAATCAAAACAATCGACGAGAGATACTGGGCGTTTGCTGTGCCAGTGGAAGAGGTGATGGAAGGATGAATATAGAAAATACAGCATTACCTGAAAGTGGGTATTTGGAAAAAGGGATTAATGTCGAGAGATTGCAAAATGGTAATTTTCAAGTGATGGTAAGAGCATTTCCAACTAGAAAAAGAAAAGTCCAAACTATTAAAATGGAATTTTCTCAAAACGGATTTAATGCATTAGTAGGATCGCTAATGGCGATGGCGCAAGCGGAAGAGGTGGCAGAAGATTTTGGGAATGCATTTGCTTCTTTTGGCAAAAATCTGCAACGAAACATGGAGGAGACAGAATGACAGTAGAGATTGGATCGCTAGATCAATACACAATAGAAGATATGAAAGTATTCCAGGTAGATGAGTCTGAATGGATTGCGGCGCCTACATTGCTACATGCACTAGTAGAGTATGACAGCCAAATAGATTTAGAAGTAAATGATCTGCAAGACATCAGAGAGTGTGACATTGAAAAAGAAGGAATGTTGGATAGTGATTGTGTAACTAAGCAAGAGAGACTAGATGTAATGAGTGGAAAGATCACTTTACTTCCGCATGACGAAATCAGCATTGGCCAATTTGGAATTTTCTGTGGCGAAGTTTGCAAGCTTGTTCCTTTTGAAGAAGTCATAAAAAGGCAAAATGTAGGTGTTTATATTATCGCTTGTACAGAAGGTTAGGAGGAAGCAGAATGAAAATCAAAGACGAATTTTACACTGATGCTTATGGAATTGGTGGCTTGATGGTGGATCTACCAACTAAGAATCCTATAAAGCAAGAGGAATCAGAAATTAAAGTCGGTGATATGGTTCGTTGCACAGCGGAAGAGTTCATTTATCCAATTAGAGGGTATGTAGAACGTGTATATAATCATTCAGCAGTTATTCGTATTGAGAATACGATGGACTGTGACAAAGAACTAGCGAAGAGCAAAGCGAATATTGCAGTTGCTCGATTAGTGGATATGGAAATTCTATGATAAATACAATATATAGTGTGCGAAAATATGTTCCTACGACATATTGTGGATAAGCCTGTGTATACTGTGGATAACAAAAAAACCAACCCTTTCGGTTGGCTAATTACTTTCTTCTGTAAATGACTAAAAGAACAATTATGTAGAAGATAGATGTGATTATTAAACCTATTAAATAGAAATTGAACAAGTAAATAGGATCTGATAATGAATGATATACAATTTTTAAGATAAAGAAAACCGAAGGTAAAGAAGATAGAAGAAGTATGATGTCATATTTTTTCCAATTATGGAAGAATAGGAAAACAACAATAAAAATAAAAAAAGGAATCAAAAACAAAAACATACTCAAATTTATCAAACAACTCACTCCTGTTCCCCCACGATAACGATAATAGCATTTTCCTTTTTTAGAAGAATGAAATTATAAGGATAAAACAGGAAAATATTTCAAATAAAACTTTGAAAAGATTTGTAAACAAAAAAGACAGCCGACCACTGGCTGTCATTAACAGAGTATTGAAATAATGAGCCATCTGTTTTCCGCCAGACAGCTCAACATAGATATAAGTACCGAGTGTAACCTCGCTACTTGAAAAGTTTAGCATAAGTTTGGGTATAAAAAAAGCCGGATTTCTCCGACCTTGGTTAATATTTCTGACACAATTATTATATCATAAATGGAGGAATCAATGGATGGTACTTTTCGATGTAAAGAAGTATGAGACACCAGAGGCAAAAGATGTGGATATGGATCGCACAAAACATAATGTTGGTGTTTTTCTTTCAGCATATCTGTCAGCTAGATGTAGGGTAGGGCAACCTCGTGAGCCTAAAGTAACAGCATCTTACTCCTTGGTTCCACCTTCTACAGCAAATAATACATTTGAAGCAGAACGAATGATGATTGAGAGAGAGGAAGCGCAAGAAGAATTTGAGTACTTGCACAAATTATTTGTTCGTGGCTATTCAGCAATTCAGCATCCGCATAAACCTGATGTAACAGAGAGGCGAAAAAAGATATTCTATGATCGCTATATCAACGGTATGTCAATTTATGTAACTGCTCAAAGAAATAATACGAGCGAGGAATCTGTAAAAGCAGAATCGAACAAAATCATCATTCAATTTGCTTCTTCCTTAGAACTGGTTGCTTTTAAGTAGCCAGTTTTTACACTTTTACTACCCATTTACTACCCAAAAGCTTTCCTTTTTATACCTTTTTTGTACCGATCAACTACCTAGAAAATGATTTATTATGATAGTGTCGAAAGATTAGGAAACAGGACTTCGACAAAAACAATTTGAAGGGAGGAAATCTCCCTCATCGTTGTAATTAAGCTTCGATAGACAGCAGCAAATAAACTAAAGGATGTGGGGTTCAGCTCCTGCAGATAGTTCATATGTTGCTGTCTATTAATTTATAAAAAAGTAATACATACTGAGGAGGTATAATAAATGAATTTGCAAAATTTGAAAGATTTGAATAATATAATTTATTCAATGAAAAATGAGAAAATGAATTTAAAGGAATGGGAGTTAGTAGATATCCCTTGTGAAAAAGTTTACTGCTTTTATAATAAAAAAAGAAAAGAAGCTTTCGATTTTGAGGAGGATGAGAATGGAAATTTATCTCCGCATTATTATCGTATTAGTGAGAGGTCTAAAATAACTAAAATTCCAACTAAAACTATAAAAGAGGCTATAGAAAATTATCAATTACAATGATTTTAAGAAAACATTGATTAAATATTCACATACCAATATAATTAAATCAAAGCAAAAAATCCAAGCTTGAAAAACTTGGATAGGCTGTTTAATTATAATTGTTTGGCGACTATTATAATAACAGATTTTTTGTTTTAATAATAGTGAAAAAGGTGATTTTTTGAAATTTGATGAAGCTGCTTTTGTGGTAAAGGGCAAAAAAGAAATAATTAGTTTAGAAGAGATTCCAAGAAGGAAGGACTTTCTTGAGGTTGTACAACACATTTACTGCCCCGATCCTAGCTGTGAAGCAAAATTAGTCTTTAATAGAAGAAGTACTGGAGTTAATTACTTAAGTAAGCACAGATCTGATGAACATAACATTGATTGTGCGTATTTTGAAGATGAGATTAAACCAGTAAAGTCTATAACTGAGTATAATGAAATAAATGGAGGATTAACTGATAAAGGAAAGCTTAGAAGAAAAAAAGAATCAATGAAAGTTTTAAGAGACTATTTGAATCCTCCAAAACCAAAGCCAAAAGAAAAAAATTCTCATAAGAAAACTACTCGAAAAAAAGAAACAACTGAAGGAACTGAGACACACCAAGGTATAAAAGTCAAATACGATCCTGATGGAGAAGTAGTGAAGAAGGATACAGGAAACGGAAAAGTCAAAGTAAAAGAACCTCCATTTTATGGGAGATTACCTCACCAGCTATCAGAAAAAGATAGTGGTCAAAACCTACGCACGTCTGCCATAATTAATGAAGTTTTAATATTTAAAAATGACGTTCCAAGAGCAGAAATTAAAGCGAATTTTGATGACATAAATATAACTTTTGTTCTGCCTGAAGCTTTTTTTGTTTCTAATGAAAGAAGATTACAAGTCGATGACCTAATTGAATATTTATCAATTATAAAAAAATATGTAAAAGCGCATTCCAATTATCTTTTTTTAACAACAATGTGTCAGTCACGAGAATTAGATATGGAAGACATCACATTATATATACTAGAACCTGACTTCATGTCCTTTCAGACATTGGATGGAAAAGACTTTAGTACCCTGACATCAGTTATAGCTGCAATCAGTACCAAAGCAATTTAAAATTAGTAATTTTTAAGATCACTCGTTGAGTGGTCTTTTTGTTTTGTGAAGGGAGGAAATATGTATGCTAGCACTGGTTGATTTGGTACTCAACGGAATGGTGTATTGTAAAAAAGGCATGGTAGTTCAGCTCAAAAATAAGACAGGTAAATATTCCACGCTAAGTCGAACATATCAAGATGGAGAGGAACAAAAAACAATTGAATTTAAAGTGAGTAATGAATTAATGTCGTTTTACTTTGAGTAAGCGGACTTTTTATTTTGAAGGGAAATCAATAGAGATTATCAAACAGCATTTAGTAGAGTATCACGATATAAAATCTGAAAACGATATAGATCTCTATTTGAGACCCGATGAATTTATAAACAGAACCATTGATCCAAAGCAAGCAAAGGCACAACGACAAGATGCAGCAATTCTTACATAAATTTTTCAGGAGGAAGCTAAAATGAAATTTCAAAAAAAGCCGGTAGTTATAGAGGCGTTCCAGTATGATGGGGATTTTATGAACTCGAAAGGTAAATACTATGTTCCTGATTGGGCAGTGAGAGCCTACGAGAGAGGAGCTCTGTTTTACGGAACTTATAGATCGGGAGACAAAGAATTGCCCGGAGCGTTTTTCGTTAAGACATTAGAAGGCGACATGCATGTGAATGTTGGGGATTATTTGATTCGAGGCGTTGCTGATGAAATATATCCTTGTAAACCTGACATTTTTTATCAAACCTACGAAGTTTATGGTAAAGCAAACATGCTTAAGAAAATCAAAGTAGGAGCAGTCACATATGATGTTATTGACAAGCCGTTTGTCGATATAGATGGCAATCGCAATCACGCTGGGTGCTGTGACTATGATCATACAGAAATAGCCATACTAGCAGATCTAAGTGCCGAACGTAAGAAAGCTACCTTCTATCATGAATTAATGCATGCAATCTTTAACGAGGCAGGATTTGACGATCAGGATGAAGATATGGTCAATCGGTTGGGTATAGTGTTGCAGCAAGTGATTGAGGATAATTTTCAAGGGGGGTATTGAAAGTGAAACAAGTATTGGATCGAATCAAGAAACTATTAAGAAGTAAAGGTGTCGTATTGACCGTATAATTTTTTTGAAACGAAACTTAACCAATAAAGAATGTGAGGTGGTGTGTAATGTGAAAAAGTGGGAACTAGCATACATAGATTATCAAAGTGGCATGAAGTACAAAGACATAGCCACTAAATACGATGTATCTATCAATACAGTTAAGTCTTGGAAGTCTAGAAAGTGGGATGGTTTTCCTGAAAAAAAGGGTGCAACAAAAAAAGAAAAGGTTGCACACAAAAAAGAGGTGCATCCAGTAATAGATAATAATGATCTGACAGAGCAGCAAAAACTGTTTTGTCTTTATTATCTACAAAGCTTCAATGCTACTAAGGCATATCAACAGGCTTATGGATGCGATTATAAAACAGCCAATGTCAACGGAAGCCGTCTGCTAGTAAATGCTAGTGTAAAGGCAGAATTGCACCGATTAAAAGCTGAACTGCAAAAGGATATATTTGTTGATGTACAAGATGTTATAGCGGAATATATTAAGCAGGCTTATTCTGACATAGCCGATTATAGCGATTTTGGAACGGAGGATCATTTACTCTTTGATGAGAACGGAAATCCTGCAATTGATGAAGAAACAGGTGAACAGAAAGTCGCTAAAATTTCTTATGTTAGATTGAAAAATAGTGAAGAAGTAGATGGCACACTTATTCAAGAGGTCAAAAAAGGCAAAGATGGTGTTTCTGTCAAACTTTATGACAAACAAAAAGCTATGTCTGAACTACTGAAGTTCTTCACCGTTGATGAATTGAAACAAGCGCAGATTCGCAAAGTTCAATCTGAGGCTGATATTATCGAAAATAAAGCATCTAAGCTGGTGTTAAATGAAAAAGAACAGAGTAAAGTACAAGGTCTTATTGATATCGGCCAATCGCTTATTGGTCCAATAAAGAAAGATGAGGAGAGTGATGCAGATGAGCCAGTTGAAACTATCGACTAAGCAAAAAGAGAATATTTTCCAATCGCTCAAGGGAATTCGGATGGAATTGAACGAGGGAACGATTCGTTCTGGTAAGACGATGTCAGATGCTCAAAAGATGGCGTTAATATACGCAGGACATCCCGATACGAATCATCTTGTGCTTGCTTATAACCAAGAACAAGCCTACAGAATGTTTATGGATTGTGAAGGATTCGGACTGGAACATATCTTTGCCAGCTGTGCTGAAATTCGACACGATGAGCATGGAGATCATTTATGGATCAATCTACCAGAGGGAGAAAAGCGGATCTATTATAAAGGCGGCGGAAAAGTAAATGCTGTCGGTGCCATCACTGGTATGTCATTTGGAACTGTCACTTTTTTGGAATTCAATCTGCTTAACAAAGCAGTTATAGATGAGGCTTTTCGTCGGACTAAAGCTTCTAGCTTTCGTTATCACCTCGCTGAACAGAATCCACCAGCACCAAATCATCCGAACCTAGAAACTCTTAAACCCTTTATAGAAACTGGGTCTTTTAAGTTTCGTCATTGGCGACCACAAGATAATCCTATTTTAACGAAACAAGCTTTGAAAGAATGGGAAGCGGAATGTAAAGTCTCCGAGTATCTTTACAAACGAGATTGGCTAGGTGATCGTGTGATGCCTGAAGGTGTGATCTATTCAATGTTTAACGAAGATACTCATCTGTCGAAGGGAATCATCGGCAAGCCTGTAGAAGCATTCTTTAGTGCAGACGGCGGACAAAGTGATGCAACTACCTGTTCCTTAAATCTCGTTACATGGAAAGACGGAAAGTATTATCTCTATCGAATGGCTAACTTCTACCATAGTGGTGCCGACACGGGTGTCACGAAAGCGATGAGTGAGTATGCCAAGGAAATTAAGCAGTTTAAAGAATGGTGTTATAAAGAGTGGTCATGGCTGCCTAAGCATTCAAAATTCTTTGTCGATCCAGCCTGTAAGTCATTGAGTGAGGAATTACGTGTGTTAGGAATCGTCACAACAAAAGCAGACAACAACTCAAAAGACAAAGTAACCAGCAATGGCACTAAAATTGAAATAGGTATTGAACGTATGCAAAGCGCCTTGTCAAAAGGACGCTTTTTTCTTTACGATCATGATGGCAAGTATGGTCACTATCATTTCATCAAAGAATTAGGAATGTACGTTCGGAATGATTCGGGCTACCCAGTGGATAAAAACAACCATGCATTAGACGAATGTCGTTATGCGATTAATTACTTTACGAAACGCTATGTTCTTTAGCAGGAGGTGATCAGGTGTCATTTTGGCAAGCAATAAAAAGAGTTTTTGGAAAGGGGGCGGTTGCGATAGGAGCGAAAAAAGAGCTACAAAGTATTTTAGATCATCCAAAGATTCAAATGAGTCGTGAAGAATATGATCGTATTCAAAACAGCTTGCTTTATTACCAAGGGTACACGCATTGTAATTCTGATCAGAGAGCAAAGGCGAATATCAATATGGCCCGCAAGGTTGCTTCTGAGTATGCGAAGGTAATGTTCAATGAACAGGCAGAAATCACGATCGGAAAAGACGATAAATCAAAAAAATATGATGAAGCCAGCGCTTGGATAGAGTCTGTGTTTCAACATAATGACTTCAAGCGTAATCTCAGTAAGTATCTTGAACCAGCAATGGCTCTTGGTGGCTTAGTTGTGCGACCTTATTTCAATGATCAATCAGGACAAGTGGAATTTTCATGGGCGCTCCCGGATGCCTTCTTTCCATTGGAAAGCAGTACAAATAAGATCAGTCAGTGTGCAATGGCATTTAAAACGATCAAAACCCAAGGGAATAAAACGTTCTATTATACCTTGTTAGAATTCCATGAGTGGATCGATGGTGAGTATTGGGTCTCTATGGAACTATACGAAAGTGAAAAATCTAATGTGTTGGGGATACAAGTATCTTTAAACACATTAAAGCAGTACGAAGAGTTTGAGGCGGCTGTTCATGGTGAAGAAATTGAACGTCCAATCTTCTCTTATTTTAAGACAGCAGGTTTTAACAATATCAACCCATACTCACCACTTGGTGTTGGTGTGTACGATAACTGTAAACGAACACTTGATCGATTAAACAAAGCACTTGATGCATTTGATCATGAAATCGATGTGGGGAAACGCCGAGTTGCTGTTCCTGAATCGATGCTGGATGGTGTGCCCAACAAAGAGACTGGAAATATTGATTTGACCTTTGACCCAAACGATGATTTCTATGTGGTTATTCCCGGATCTAAACCAGATGATTTTAAGATTACGGATTTAACTCATGAAATTCGAACAGAACAATACATTGGAGCAATCAATCATCGGTTACGTCTTCTAGAAATGGAAGTGGGACTTTCGACTGGTACGTTCGTTTTCGATGGTGCCGGGGTACGTACGACGAATAAGACGGCAACTGAGGTAATCAGCGAGAACTCGCAAACGTATCAATCAAGGAACCAACAAACAACCGAATTAGAGGAATTCATTCGGGATGTTGTGCTAGCGCTGTGTGAGCTAGGTCGAGCCACAGAAGTTGATGGGAAACCACTATTTAGTGGTGAATCTCCAAATCGTGAAGAGATAGGTGTGAATTTTGATGATGGCATCTTCTTAGATAAAAAGTCAGAATCTGATTATTATCGTGAACTGAAAAACGATGGGCTGATTCCCGGATGGTTAACTTTAGCCAAAATAATGAAGTTGCCTGAAAGTAAGGCAAAAGATCTTTACCGACAAGCGCAATTAGATGTAGTTGATGAGACTACTGGTGAAATACGAGATTCTGGATACGAAGACTACGAGGAGTGATTGAATGGCCATTACACCTAACCAGTTAGATATTGAGGCTTCTTACATTCAAGATGCTTATATGGCGATGGAAGATGAGATCATGAGGATGCTTGTTAATCATTTGAAAATGCCAACTCGAATGCCTTTGAATGAGGACAACGCTTTTCGTTGGAAAATTGAAAAGATGCAGCAATTAAACCTTTTGAATCCGCAATCGTTGCAGCAATTGGTCAATGAAACAAGTCAGTATTCTTATGATCAGCTACGTAAAATCATCGTGGATATGGGGTTTGAAGTCATTTCAGATCTTGACAAAAACTTATCTCAACAAACTGGAAAAGAACCGCCATCACGAACTGAGATTGACAATGTGATGGAGTCGTATCTCAATCAGCAATGGCGAGATCTTGACAATCATGTCAATCAAACGCTGATCGACACTAATTATCCGAATAATCCACTGGCTAAGATGTATCAACAAGTTTTAAACGATACTGTAGCCAAAATCATTGGTGGCACTAAAACGTCACAACAGGCTCTCAGAGAATCGATCTATGCGATGGTGGAAAAAGGGGTGATGACGACCTTTGTCGACAAATCAGGACGTGAATGGAGCCTTGAGCGCTACGTTCGGATGGTTTTGAAAACCACAACTCATCGAGTTTATCAGGATCTACGACTTAAGCGAGGGTTAGAGCATGGAATTGTCACAGCGCTAATGAGTAGCCATATGGCTGCACGACCACACTGTGCCCATATACAAGGCGGATGGGTCTTGCTTGTCCGTAAAGAGGATGCGCCGGAAGAATTACGTCATATTTCATCGATCTATGATTATGGATACGGTGAGCCTGACGGAACCCAAGGTATAAATTGTCGACATCGATTGTACATCCAAATCTATGATCCGGATCTTGATATTCACATGAAGCAATATGATCCAAAACAAGCGATTGACAATGCGGACTTAGTTGCAAAACAGCGCCGCATGGAAGTTGCTATTCGACGTGCTAAGCGGCAATTGAACGCAGCAACGACAATGGACAACAAAGAAGATGTTCTGCACTTCAAACAACTAGTCAGACGACGTCAAGCAGCACTGCGTACTTTTATCAATGAGCATGATCAATTGTTACGCCGGGATTATTCTAGAGAGCAAGTATATTCATAAAAGGAGGAAGCATGGTTGAAGGATTAAAGCAAATTGGTCTTGCTTTGAAGTTTGAGGATTTTGGTTTGTTTAGTCTAGCTTGCTAGGCTTTTATTTTGTCCTGAATATGACATTAAACTGTTTATCTACCGAGTGAGCGGTATAACTCACACTCTAAACTGGTACCAACCAGAATAAAAAGGAACGGAGAATGAATCATGGAATGGATCAAAGAAATTTTATCAAAACACGTCGGAGAGGATGGGAAGTTTGATCTAGACGGAGCGACAAAAGAAATAAAATCAGAATTTCCGAAAAATGCTGTGCCTAAAGCTGATTTTAACGATAAGTCTCAAAAGCTAAAAACTGCAAACGAAGATTTAACCGCCGCAAATGCGCTTGTTGAGCAGTTGAAAGCATCAAACAGTGGAAATGAAGATCTGCAAAAACAAATTGATGACTATAAAAATCAGTTAGAAACCGTAACCGCTGAAAGACTAGCAGATCGTAAGAACGCTGCGATCGAATTAGCTTTAACACAAGCTGGAGCTAAGAACATTACAGCTGTGAAAGCTTTGTTGAAGGCAGATGAATTGGAAATGACTGACGAAGGGGTCAAGGGATTAGATGATAAAGTGGCCTCACTGAAAAAAGATGAAGGCTATTTGTTTCAATCAAGCGATCCTGCACCACAGCCAAAGAAAAAGCAGTTTGTGGCTGCTGGTAATACAGGTGGTGGTGAGCCACCTAAAGAAAAAAGCTGGAAAGATAATCTAGCAGAGAATATTGCAAGAACAAAAAATAATTAGGAGAGTGGTTTAAATGCCAGTAATTTTAGACAGTAAGGATTTAGCGAAAATCGACAAGGAATTTGCAGCTGAGTCGCAAGTATGGGAAGTATTGACACAAGGGGCAAAAGATATTACAGAAGCTGATTTTGTGGGGACTCATGAAGTTCGTGTAAATGAAATGCAAGGATTTACTGCTGCCGATTATAAGCGAAATAAAGAAAATGAACGAAACAATATCTCAGTTGAGAAGTCAACTTTAAAATTGGAAAAGGAACGTTGGATGGGCTACGACATGGATCGCTTAGATCAATCGGAAAATGCAGCCTATCAAGTAGGTGCTGTCATTGAAGAGCACACTCGATTGGTTACGATTCCTGAGAAAGATCAAACCGCTGTTGCTCGTTTGCTTGAAGCTGGATTTGATACTTCTGATAAGATTTACAAAGGAAAAACGGTCAAACAAACAATCACTAAATCTAATATTTTAGATAGCTTCGACGATGCTGAAGCGTACATGACTGACACAGAAGTCATTGGTCAGTTCGTAGCATTTATGTCTAGTGATGCCTACAAAGCATTGAAGAATGCAGATGGCGTTTCTAAAACTTTTACCACCAACACTGTTCAATTTAACGGTATCGATCGTCGTGTCGAGATGCTTGATGGCACGAACATCATCATCCAAAAGGTTGCTAAAAATCGGTTGCAGGTCGATGAAGACAAGCATATTAATTTCATTATGACACCTATCACCGTTGCTAAGCCAATCGAGAAGTACAATACGATTGATTTGGTCCCTGCTGACCAGGATCGTGGCGGTTACCGTGACACCATCAAAGGGTTGGATTATTACGATTGCTTGGTACTTAAGAAAGCACGTCCAGCAATCTATATCTCTTATGATGACCCAAAAGCATGACCCCGGAAGAACCGGGGAAGTCTGGGGTAGAAGGTAAATCAATTATCATCGATGACATGAAAGTTGATGAGCTTAGAGCTGAGCTAGATCGTCTTGGCTTTGAGTATCCATCTACTGCCAAGAAACCAGAATTAATTGAGCTGTTAAAAGAGAGTGAATAACCACTCTCTTTTTTCATGGAGGTGAAAAACCATGGAACGAATAAGACGTAAGCCGTTGAACGAAAGCTTTGACGATCAGGAGAGCATCGAGCCATGTGGCTACCTGTCTCTTAAAGAGTACAAGCGACTCGTGGATCGTGACACGGAACTGACCGAAAAAGATTTCCGGAAGCTTCTGAGAAAAGCCAGTGCATTATTGGACATCCAAACGAGACGTTTCTACCAACGCAACGATCTTGAATCTGACATCCCATTGCGTCGCAATGCATTCAAATTGGCTGTTGCTTATCAAATTGAGTACATGCATGAGGCTGAAGCCACTACAACGTTCGGCATGCAAGAGCCTGACAGCTGGTCCATTGGTCGGATGAGTGTTTCTAAAAGCAAAGGTGGTTCGTCATCGACAAACGAAGTATCCCTGCTTTCTGGGGACGCTATGCTGCAGTTATCTGGCACAGGACTGTTATATCGTGGGGTGAGTCGATGAGAATGCGAATGCCACCTAAACGTTTTTTCCCTCATGCGATGATCTATCGCAAGAAAAACGGAATGGGTCCACGAGGAGAGCCGATTCTTGAAGAGGATCTTGTGATTGATCATGTCCGCTTTGATGACACAGTCAAATTTGAGCCAAGGGATATTGATGGGAAAGTACAAACACCCAATGCATTGATTTCTATGGTGAAGAAATACACTGGACCATTACCGGAGTTTTCAGTTGCAGATCAAATTGAAATCTTTGGCGAACAATACACAATCACAAAAATCGTTCCGTTGCTTGCTGATTCTCCTGAACCATTCGCTTATGAATTGGAGGTAGTTTAATGGGAGCATCTGTAAGAATTGATTTAAGTCGAGCAAAAATAAAATTAAGTCATTCATCTATACAAAATGGACGGCACGAAATGGCAAATAAAGCTCATTTAGATATGAATGAAAGATTTGTTCCTATGAGGAGCCAACACCTGAGAGATATGTCTTTTGTTGAAAGTAATGGAGAAAAGATTACTTGGAATGCTCGATATGCTTTGGCTCATTATCACGGAGGGTTTACAAATAAGTTTGGAACACAGGTAATATTTTCTAATTATACTACACCGGGAACTGGTCCATATTGGGATAAAGAAGCAAAATCTATATTTATGTCTAGTTGGTTAGAAGCATTCAAGAGGGGAGCGAATTGGTAATGGATTTTATTGATCAGTTGCTAGAAGTATCGAACCAAGTACCAGTACCAGTCCGTATTCACTCTTTAGATAAAGACGAGTCGATGCGTCTAACCGCATTACCTGGAGGTAAAACGGTCGAAACTTTTATGGATGGATCAAAACAAAAAGAACTAAATTATGAATTTGTCTATAAAACAAAATGTGAAAATGCAGATCGGATAATGATTGAACTAGGTGAGTTACTAGAAGAACAAGAAGATATTCCATCTAGTAACAATAGTTATCAATTTGTTGGAATAACAATTGTAGATGAACCTTTTTTTACAGGTTATGACGACAAAAAATTTCTGTATTATCGATTAGCAATCAAAGCAACATTATATTTTGATAAATAGGAGGAATATTATGAAACGAAAAAAAATTGCGCTAATTGGATTTGAAATTCAAAAATTGAAAGATGGAAAAATTACTGAAGATGGTTGGGTTCGTTTAAAAAAAATCAAGAGTGTCTCTGATGCCTCACAAGAAGAAGTTGACGATGGAGACGGTTTCTTTGATGGGTCGGGAGAACCAGAGCAAACGATCACCTCTCATCGACTAGGCTATAGTTTTACGGGTGAATACTTTGAGGGGGATGAAGCATCCGAATTAATTGATGAAATGATTGGTTTATTTGGAGATGATCGGAAAATTGGTTTTCGAGTAACAGATGATCGAGATAATCCCAAAAAGAAAAGGGAAGGAATTGCAACTTTATCAAGTCCTCAAACGAAAACTGGAGGGGCTACTGAATTTGGTAATATTGAATTTACTGTTCTATATGATACTACACCTAAATGGGAACCTTATTCAAAGCAGACAGCCCAGAGCCAGAAGAACTGAAAGCTACTGGGCTAACTATTCCAGAATTAAAACAAACACTTGATAGTAAAAATATAGAATACCCGTCAAATGCTAAAAAAGACGAACTAACTAAAATATTGGGGGAGGCTTTATAGCCTTCTCTTTTTTATATGGAGGTAATTATGAAACAAACACTTGATATCGATATTGAACTCTCTGGCTTTCCAGTAGGATTTACAAATCCAATTACTGGTGAGCGTGTTGAAATCTGGTTTGATAGCTCATTGGAAAATTTAAAACGAATTATTGTAGAAGAAAACTATGAGGAATTCGAAATATACGAACAAAAACTTAAAGAAGATTCTATCCACGAAACTAATGTTGAAACAGTCATAGAACATGCTAAAGGGACTCTTGAATATCAATATGATTTTTTCTTTGGTAAAGGAACATTTGAAAAATTATATGAATGTATACCAGATTTTGATGCACTTGAACGTGCTTATGAACCAACTATCAAAGCTATTGTTAAAAAAGTCGAACAACAAGCAAAAAAAAGACAAAAGGATAGAGAGATTGCAGCAGAAAAGCTAACCAAAGAGTTTCAGAAAAAGAAAAAGCAAAAAGTAGCAAATAAAAAGTAGGTGGTGACATGAGGTTAAATGACCCAGAAGTCACTTCCTTTTTTTATAAAGAACGTGAGTATTTGATTAACTTGTCATTTGATATTGTATTAGATGCTTTTGATGTGTTAAACGAGGCAATATTCACTGATTATGAGAAAGCTTGTCTATGTCTAGATTTATTAATTGGAGAAGGTTGCTATCAATCTGAGGATGCACTTAGTCTATGGATATTTATTTACGACCAATTTATTCATAAAGAAGTTCCACCGTTCATTAAATATAGTTTTTACGGAGATCCACTTTCTGTGGAAGAGCACGAACAATTAATAGATATATCAGCGGATGCAGAGACTATTTACGCTTCTTTTATTCAAGCATATAACATCGATTTAATTGATAAACAGGGAATACTGACTTGGTCCAAATTTAGAGCTCTTTTACATAATCTGCCTTCAGACACTCCACTTAAACGAATTATGCAGATTCGAGCTTGGAAACCAGGAAATAATGATTCAGAAGAATATAAGCGAGATATGACAGATTTACAAAGATACTATGCCTTAAATACTGATAGAGAGGAGGAAGATAATGACTAAAGATGGCAAAATAAGTATTCTGATTGATGTGGACGCCAAGCAGGTTCCTAATGTAATAAGTTCAATTGAAAAAAACTTTGGACAGTTAGGAAAAAATGCTGATGATATTACAAAAAAAATTGGTAATAATATGGGTGCCAATACTGAGACAGGAGCGAAAGTTGCTAATCAAGCAGTAGATTCAGTTGAACAGTCGATGACTGATTTGGGAAGATCGACTGATACGGCTACTGTCAAAGCTGGGAAATCATTAAGCGAAAACTTCGAAGTGGGATCTAAGGCCGCTAATACCGCAACAGATAGCGTGGCTAAAGGAGTGGCGGATCTAACCGCCACAACGAGCACTGAACTAGCTAAGTCAGGACGTATCATGGGTGAATCCTTTGATTCTGGTGCCAAAAATGCCAATCAGGCCAATGACAGTGTCGTTAAATCAGTCACAAGCTTGGTTTCTTCCGTGGAATCTTCTGCACCTAAAATCGGAAAAGAGCTTGGCGGATCCTTCCAGTCTGGTGCTAAAGAGGCAACGAGCGCTTTAGATGGTATCGGAAAATCAAGTAGTAATATGCTAGCAAGTATTGAAGCGACGTCACCAAAGGCAGGCAGAAGTATCGGGGATTCGTTTGAGTCAGGCTCAAAACAAGCAGCTAGCGCACTTGGGTCAATAGAAAAGTCCTCTGCACAAATGGTTCCTCCTGTTGAATTGTCAGCAACTAAAGCAGGCAAGAGCATTTCAGAAAGTATTGAAGCCGGCGCAAAACGTGGATCAAGTGCATTAGGATCTGCCGTTGATGTAATGAAGGGACATTTATTAGCCCTTCAAGAACACGCAGATACAACAGGAAATAAGTTAGGCGATTCCTTTGAAAAGCCTAATCCTAGTGCGAATCTCTTAACTGGCAGCGTCGGCAAATTGAGTGCTGCAATGTTGATCACCAAAGGTGCGACTGCTGCATTGTCTATGGCTAAAGGGTCATTGGATGGTGCATTTGGTCGTATTGATACTTTGAATAACTTTGAAAATACGATGACTCGATTAACTGGCAGTTCAGAAGAAGCAGCTGCAGGGATGGAAGGCGTTCGAGATGTCGTTGTTGGTACAAACTACATGCTGGATAGTGCGGCTCAGACCGTTCAACGTTTAGTGATGCAAAACGGCTCACTGGAACAATCGACAAAAAGTTATCAAATCTGGGGTGACGCTGTGGCTATGTATGGTGACGGTGCAGCGGAGACAATGGATAACGTAATGGATGCCATGATCCAAATGAGAGCCACCAGTACCGTAAACATGGCTCAAATGGATCGAATGGTTCGCCGTGGAGTAGATCCTTGGAAAATCTATGAAGATGCGACTGGTATGAGTATGCAGAGCATTCGTGATGCGTTGCGTGATGGCGAAATTAGTGCCAATCAGTTTTTTGATACGGTTGAACAGGCGATGCGTGATGGTGGGAATGAATTCACATCGGTTTCTGGGATGGCTCAACAAGCTGGTGATACTTGGGCAGGGTCGTTTGCCAATATGGCTACTGCAACAAGCCGAGGAACGGCCAACATTATCGCATCTATGGACGAGGCATTCTCAGAAACACGTTTTGGCTCGATGAAAGAAAATATTCAAGGGTTTGGTAAAACATTTGAAGGTGCGCTAAATGGGATTGCTGGTGTAATCCCTCCTGTTGTTTCGGCTGTTGATACGATGGCCAGTGGGGTTATTGCTGTGAAAGACGCAGCTGTGACGGCTTCACCTGTAATTATTGGACTAGGAACTGCCTTTGGTGGACTACTTATTGTACAGAAAGCAGCAGTTGCCACAGCATCTTATGTTCAGATGTTGAAATACCTGACCGGTGCAACTTCTAGTGCGACAATGGCCAAAAAAGTTGATGCAGTTGCTACAAAACTGGGAATCAGTCTCAACTTACAGAACGCCACCACCACTAAAGCGGTTGTTGCAGCAAACATTTCCAATGCAGCATCACTAAAAGGTGCAGCAGCTGCCCAAAAAACCTATGCGATTGCTGCTGGTGCTTCTGCAGCAGCGAAGAAGGCACTGGCAGCAGCTAGCATTCTATTGAATCCAGTAGTCGCGGGTACAGCAGCTGTTTTAGGAGCAGCTGGTGTAGCTGCAGCCATAATGGGAAAAAATTTTTTAGATACACGTAAAAAGACCAAAGAATTAGCTAGTGAATTAGATGGATTAAAAGACGATCTAGATAATGTCGGAAAGTCAACCCAGTCCAGTGCAAAAGAATTTGAGTCACAAGCAAAAGTGATCGAGTCGAATGCAGAAAGAAACAAGGATCTAGCAGCCGAATTACAAAGGCTTTCTGCAATTGAAGATAAATCGACTGCGGATAAAAAATTGATGGCTGATGCAGTTGATGAACTGAATAATTCAGTGACTGGTCTAAATCTCTCTTACGACGAAGAAACAGGTCTGCTTAATGCAACCACAGAAGAAATAAACAAACGGATTGAAGCTTCTAAAGGAATGGAAGAAGTCAATCGGCTAACCGAACGACAAAAGACGTTGAATCAAGAAGCTGCAGACATTGAATCCTCATTAACTGAAGTAGCCAAAGAACGTATGAGATTGGAGCAAGAAGCCTCAGAATCTGGCGTGGATAGAAAGAAAAAAGTCAAAGAATCACTGGAAGGACTGTCCCAGAAGGAAGATGAACTTCAAGGTTTACTTGTTGAAAATCAATCCGAACGAAATCAATTGTACGCGGAGGAGCAAGAGAAAAGACGAGCAGTCGCAGAGACAGTCTCAGAAGCTAATTCTCAGATGATTGATTCATGGAATATTCTATCTGATGAACAACAAGCTGCCTTGAAATCTATGAATAGCATGTACAAAAAGCTGGTAGAAGAATCAGGGAATGCTTTTAAGCAGATTGAACAACAAGAAGCGATCAGCTTAGATCAAATGAAGGAAAATCTACAAAAAAATGCTGAAGCTATGAGAACTTGGTCTACCAATGTTGCCATTTTGGCGAAGGCCGGTGTAGATGATGGCATTATTATGCAACTTGAAAAACTAGGCCCGGCGGGTGCGCTTCAAACAAAGCAAATGGTTGATGAGATGGGGCTGAATCTTGGTTCATTAGCGGAGTTAGGTGGAGAACATACAAAAAGCCTGCTGGAACAAATGGGTCTTCATATGGAGGACCTACCAAAAATGTCAGCTGAACAATCGGCGTGGTTTGTTGAAAATTTAGATCTTGAATTAGGTAAATTACCAGAAACAGCACAACAGCACATTAGTGATTTAAATGGGACTGCGGATGCGACGATGAAGCAAGCGATGGCGAGTATGGGGAATATCATTGGTGAAGAAACGGAAACTGTTGCTGAAAAATTTGGATTAATTCCAGAAAAAAGTGAGGCATCTTTACGGAGAGGAACAGAGGGGCAAGACTTTGCACAGTGGGGACGTCAATCTGTCGAAGAAATTGGGGATGGGATGGTAGAAGCAACCCCCAAAGTAGAGGAAGCAGCAAAGGAAGTTGCTCAAACGCCAGAGAGAGTTATGGGCCCTCAACTAGAACAAACAGACTACGCCTCAATGGGTGCAGCACCACCAACAAAATTGGGGCAAGGAATTTTAGATAATATTACTTCAGTAGAAGAAGCTTCTAAAGAAGTAGCACAAACTCCAGAAACAATGTTTCAGGAAACCATACAAGCAAATCGTTATATTCCGACTGGTCAAGAAACAGGTAAAGGATTAAGTGAAGGAATTAATCAATCTAATGCCGATGTTGAGTTAGCAGCTAAAGCTATAGGAATGATACCAGAAAATACTATTCAAGCTGAGATGACTACAGAAAAAACTAAGGAAAGTGGAACAGAGGTAGGTCGAGGCGTAGCACAAGGGATTGATAGCAGTCAAGAAGCTGTGCAACAAAGTGCTAAAGCTGTCGCAGACACTCCAAATAATGAACTATCTAGCCATATGAACCAAGGTAACTATGCTGAGTACGGACAAGCAGTGGGAGAAGGTCTTGCAACGGGAATCGCAGCCACTAGACCAGTGGTTGTTGCGGAAGTAAATAAGTTGGTTGACCAAATGGTAAAACAAACTGACATTGGTATCAAAAATATGACAGTAAGTTTTAATCAAGTTGTTCCTAATGTAGCTAACGCGTTGAGTGCGCTTCCTATGGTAGCTTCCAATAGTATGAATTCTATGAATATGAGTTTCCAAAGTGGATCGCAAGTACAATTAGCTACTGTGAAAGCTTTGAATAGCAACTTGATACGTACCTTTACTAATACGCCAAGTGAATTTCAATCGATCGGTCGAGATATTATGAGTCGATTGAATTCTGGAATGATGGCAGAGTCGAGCAGGGTTGTCGCAACTTCCAGAAATATATCAAATAGGATTGTACAATCCTTCAATCAGTTGCCAAATCAGATGCAAATGGCAGGTCGCAACGCAATTAGTTCATTAAATAGTGGAATGAATTCATCTGCAAGTCAGCCTGTTTCAACTGCATCAAGAACTAGCTCGGCGGTTGTATCTGCTTTTTCAGGATTACCTAACCAGCTAAATGGAGTGGGTCGAGATGCTATGGCTGGATTGAATGCTGGATTAAATGCCGGTACAGCATCTGTATTGGCAACCGCAAATAGAATTGCCAATCAGGTTGCTAATACAATGAAACAAGCATTAGATATTAACAGTCCATCTAGAGTGATGGCATCAGAAGTTGGTCGATGGATACCAGAAGGTGTAGCTGTGGGAATTGATAAGTATGCAGATGTAGCATATCAATCGATAGATAATTTATCAAACGGAATACTGAGGATCACTACCCCAGAAATAGCTTTAGGCGCTTCAAGTATGGGTATGGAAGCTAGAGGTACACAAATTATTAATCAATCATACAGTACGCAATCCCCATACACCTCCAAAATTGCACAAGCTTTAACAGATTTGGCAAATAAAGAACAGATAGTAATGATTGAAGACACTAATGGACTGACAAAAATAATCGGTAAGACGATGGCGAGAGGAGGATTTTAGTGCAACATCTATCAATTGAAAACAGTCATGGTGATACCTGGCTCATAGATAATACGCACTCTTTAAGGGCTTCTAATGTAAATGGTTTAGGAATAGGTTTTGAAACTGATTATTTGAGCGAAAATGGGCATTCTAGAATTGAAAAGCACGTATTGAAACAACATCAGTTTGAAGCTTATTTTCATTTTGGACGTCGTAAAAATGAAAATGCCTATCAAGTATATTATTCTTTTGTAGAATTTTTATCCTTTAGTCCACTTTATTTAATTTATACTACTGACGCAGGCCAAAAAAGAGCACTGATTACAGTTTCTATGTTATCGAAATCTTCTATACAACAAGGCGGATTTTTAAAAGAATCAATTATAATTGACCGATTATCGCCTTGGTATACAGTGAAGTATGCAAAAATTCATCAAAAAAATATAAATGTTACTGCCCATGGAAAAGTCTATAATTATGTCCGTCCGTATGTCTATACTCAAAATGCACATGAGAAAAAAGGAAACTATCGAATTAATAATCGTTCCCTCTATTTATCTGCTGAAAAAAATCATCTGACTCCGCTAAGAATAAAAATAACTGGTTATTGTGTAAACCCTCGTTGGGAAATATTCCAAGGTTCAAAATTAATTAGCTCAGATGGTTATTTTCTAACTTTACAAGAAGAACAGCAGTTGGTTGTTTCTAGTTTATTTCAAGAAAGGACTGCTATATTAATAGATCAGAATGGATTACAGTCTTCGGTCTATCAACAACAAGATATAACTAAAAACGGGTTTGTTCATGCGCCTGTCGGAGAATCAATAATAGTATTTCATATCGGTACTGCAGAAGTAGAAATAGCGATTTATGAGGAGGCTGATCTGTTTTAATGATTATATCTGTTCATTTATTTCGTTGGGATCTAACTCCCTATCCTAGAGAATATATATGTGGAGAGTTCGACTTTGGTATTGATGAAGTTAATCGTGAACTGACCAGTGAGTTCACCTTAACAGAAGATATAAAAATTGAAAAAGGTGATTGGCTAAGAGCAAAGTATATACCTAGTGGAAAATACGCTTATTTTGGGATAGTCGACTCTCAAGATAATAAAACAATCCGTTGTCGTGGGTTGATGGGCCTTGGAGATAGTTATTTCCCTACTTATAGAACAAGTGGGAATAGCTTTGAATCTCATGCTAAATCAATCATCACTAACTACCTTTTAAATGACCGTACAAAGAATTTAAATGGAACATTAAGTATTGATGTTGAAAGTGATACAGCTCATAGTTATCAAGCAATTGAATTAAATTCTCGAAGGATTAATAGCTATTTGATTAATGGATTTAGGAAATACAACGTAAAGTGGTATGTTAAAGCAATCTCAGGAGGCAGAATACAGACTGGTATAAAAAGAATAGAAAAAAGTATTCAAATAATGGATAATTCTTCAGAATTTAGTGACTGGGATTATTGGGTAAAAAAGCCAGGAGTTGGGAATGAGAATGCATTGTTAATTGTTGATAAAGCAACTAACAGTATGGACCATCCAATTATCTTAGCTACCTACTATTTAGAAAATGATAATAATGTCACTAACAATCCAAACAGCAATAAAATTATTAGACCTACTGTTAATACGGTATATATATATGATCAGGATTTAGAAGATAAACCCACATATTTAGAAGTTGCAAATAGTGAACTAAAAGGAAATGCTTATTCACATGAAATCAATTGTAAAGTTATGTTTCAAGCAAAAAATATTGATGTTGAAGAAATTGAAACTGGATTATTAGCGAATGTAAGAATAAAAAATACAATTTATCAATCAGTTCTAACTGCTTGGCGAGTAAATAGTACTGAGAACAAGATGCAATTAACATTTGGTAATATTCGAAGTCGATTAAGTGAATATTTTGATGAATAAAAGAAAGGTAGTGGAGTAATGGAGCCTATTGAACTTAAATTAGGCGGTAACGGACGAAAGCTCTCAAAGTCCATTATTGGTCGAGTTGGGGATAATCGATTTATAAATTATCCCTTTAAATTATTAGATCCAGACGGATCAACAATAAATCTCAATGGATGTACAATAGTTTTTTATGGAACAAATGCAAATGGCACATTCACAACTGGCGTGCCCACAATTTTAGATCCTACTGAAGGTGAAATCAGCTATAAATTTAGTCGTGAAAATTTTAGTGTCCAAGGTGAGTTCAAGGAAGCGTTCTTTCGTGTGACGAGAGAAAACGGAGAATGTTATGCAACACAGAGCTTTCGAATAAAAGTTGAAAATGATGCCGATATCAGTCAAGGTCAAGCAACGCTTTATGTGTCTTTGCTAGATGAAAAACTGAAGGATTTTGATAATCATTTCCGATTATTTATTGAAGAAAAGGAACAAGAGTATAAGGGTATTGAGAACGTAGTTAAAGAGTTAAACGAACAAGTTCTAAATTTAAATGAAAAAGTTAACGAGACAAGCAAACAAATCAACGAGCTAGGTAATCTAAAACGGATGTACTCAAACAGTATTGATTTTGGTAATTACGACTATTCAGGGAATGCCAATTTGTTACCAAAGATTACAGCTGCTCATTTTACATCGGGAAATGGAGCTACGGTTGAAGATGGAGCAGATGGCGAGATCATTTTCACATTGGACGGATCTGCGCAACTAACTAAGTTCAATACAAGCATGCGTTTACCCGCTCTTCAAAATGGAAAGAGATACACCATCAGCGCTGAGATTATGTTACATGAAGGTTTAGAGGGAGATGCCTCTAACATTCGATTAACTACTAATTATTTGACTGGAGGACAGGTTATGTTGGCTACAGTTAGGCCTCTCCCGACAGCTACTAATATCTGGCACACGATTAGTGGTACACAAATAGCAACTTATGCGACTACACTGCCTCAACAATGGTATGTAGTTTTACAAGACGTTACAGCTTCAAGTCGTATTAAAGGCAAAATATCGCTTCGAAACATAAAGATAGAAGAAGGAGCGGTTGTTACGCCTTATCAACCAAATCTATTTGTTGAACCGTATCACATTTCCAAGGTTCCATTGAACGAAAATCTAGCAAATAAAGAACAAGCTTTCCCGATAAGTAGTCGACAGTATTTAGTATATTCTGCTGAAATGATTGAACCATTTCTTGCTAATCAAACGTATACATTAACCTTGAAAGGAACCAAGCTAGGTACACAATCATTTAGGATATACACGACTGGTCCGAATAGTACCTCTAATATTGGGGACATGGAAATAGTAGAAGGTTTAGCAGATACTTGGCGACTGACATTCACTCCTTCAGAAGTAAATTTGAATGGGAGTGTTTCTCCTAGCACATTACAAATTTACCAATTCCCTCAAGCAACAATGGGGCAAGTAACGATTGAATCATTAAAAATAGAAAAAGGTGATATAGCCACTCCGAATATTTTGGAATATAAATATTTTGGCGAAGGTTTGAAAGATAGTAGTAACCCAAATGATTATAGCTGGGATATCACTGAAGAGTACTTGGATTCTAAAATCTTACAAACAGTTAGTCTAAATGAGCCACAGCAGGTCCCAGGATTTAAAAACTTTTTAAGCGGTTTACAGTCTAATGGAGTAAATATAGGTGTTGAGTACGCGAAAGCAGTAGCGACTGATAAATATAAAAATCATGGTGCGGTGTATTTAGGTGGTTGTGTGTGGCTTGCGTGGGAGACATTAGAATTTTCGAATTCAATTGGTTGGGCAAGAGGAAGTACAATTCGCGTTGGAAATGATGGTCATCCGGGCTTCACTTATCCTGATGTTCCGAATATTTTTGGCGGATACATTTGGATTGGTGGCTCCTGTTTACCAGACTACACAGACGGCGGATTTGGTTCTTATCATATTACTGTATCAAACAATTTTGATGATGCTCGTAAACCGATTGTCCGTTTTATTGATTCGCCAACAACATTAGTGAAGAGACTAGCAGTTCGAGGTCATGCATTAGTTTTTGCACCTGCACCCACAAACAATAGTAAGGTTGAGGAGGTATGAAATGAAAAAAATTTGGCAGTATGGACGTACTGGTGGAAAAGAGCTAGAAGTCTCAGATGATTTCCCAATTCAGGTCCCTTTTACTGATGTTCCACCGATAGAGGAAATTGAATTAGCCAACCAGTTTTTTGTTCCAACAGAAAATCGCTGGCAAGAGTTAGAGAATAGTGTGCTTAGTGAGCAGGTTGATAATCTTCAAGTACTTTATAAACATTTAGAAAAAAATGTAAAAAGACAAGAAGAGCAACTAACAGAAACTCAGTTAGCTTTAACAGAAGTATATGAACTGATTCTAGGAGGAGGATAACTTGATAAAAATATATATTGAATTAATCAACAAGGGGTTAAAAAAAATTGAAGATGTACCTAAAAAAATCCAGAAAGAAGTCAAAGCGATCTTATCTCAACAGGCTGAGATGTAGGATTGTCTTTTTTATTTTAAAAAAGGAGTATAAGACAATGGTCATTGTATATGCAACGTTAATCATAAAAGAAAAGAAAAAAATTGAAGATGTTCCAAAGATCATACGTGAACAAGTAAAAGAAGTTTTGGTTGAGATGGGATTACCTGAACTGACATTTAAAGAGGTGGACTGATGGCTGGAAATGTAGATGGATATCAATTTGACAATATAAAAATCAGTGCTGAAAATGATGCGAAAATGTACCATGCTTTAGCAAGAAAAAGAAGTTATGTGATTTCTGGTTATGAACAAGGATTAGAATTATCTTCCAGTGGTTTGGATGTAAGAGTTGCCAGTGGTAGTGCGATTATACAAGGTAGAATGGTATATGTGAAAGAAGCACAAAGTATTACTCTTCCAGCAAATTCAAGTGGGTACGTTTGTTTAACGATTGATTTAAATGAATCGGTAATTCCAACTGATGATTTTCCAGCAGATAGTGAGAATTACTCTTGGACAAATAATCAGGTTCGTTTAGAGGCAGTTAACCATTTAATTAATGGAAATACTTTAGCAGGGGATAGGGTAGTTACATTCCCGTTGTGTAGTTATACAACTTCAGGAACTACTGCCATTATTACAAAGAACACAACAAATTATAATGATTCGCTCCTTGAAAGTCTTCCCCTTTGGACAGGAATATTGACTATGAATACGAGTCACATCATAAGACTTTCTAAAAAATTCGAGGATCTTAATTCAGGACTATTACTGATCTGGGCACCTTACGCTAACGGTTCAGCATGGAATTATGATTTTACGACACAATTTTTACCTAAACGAGCAGGTTTACATGTGAGTCAAGTATTGAATTCTAGTAGTAACTGGATCAATAAGAGAATTCAAGTGGATTATTCTTCTAATTCAATTTGGGGACATGGTGGGAATGTGAGTTCTGAAGGATTAAAGGCTGTTTTACGGGAAATTCGAGAAGTTTGATATAAAGGAGGTTACTTATGGAGGGAATTACAATCGGGGAGTGGATCGCAATCCTTACACTCGGTGGATCATTAATGGTGGGTGTGGCGAAATTTTATGCGATGTTCACGAAACTTGATCACACGTTAGGAAAGTTAGAAAAGACGATCATCCGCGTAGAAAAAAGTCAGATTGACTATGGCAATCGGCTTTCAATTATTGAAGAACAAATCAGATCTATTTTTAAGCAAATTGGAAAGGGGAGAAAATAACATGACAGAAATCTTAGCTGCTTCAAGTATTATTACACCACTAGTCGTTGGTGTCACAGGGTTAATTAAAACACAAATGAAGGAGTACAAACTCTTACCCGTGATCAATGTGATTGCGGGTATTTTGTTAGGGGTGCTTTATGCAATGACCCTAGCACCACAAGATTTAGCAATCTACGCATGGGCTGGGGCTGTATCAGGGTTAGCCGCTGGCGGATTATTTGATTTAGGAAACAGTGTTATCCATTTAGATGAATAACTTAACAAGAAAAATGATAAATAAAGAAAAAGAGTAGCCAAACGGTTACTCTTTTTTATTAGAAAATTGGAGGAATTTACGATGGGAATTTCAAGTTTAGCGACAAGATATCAGTTTGAAAACTTTGGAACAAAATGGTCTGGCACTCGAACCAATGCACAAATTACAACGGTCGTGGTCCATCATCAAGCGGGGACAAATTTTAACAGCATGCCTGAAATCTGGCGAAATGTCGAAGCATCCGCACACTATGGTATTGGTCCAGATGGGACAATTCGAGCATACATTGATGAAAATAAGATCGCTTGGCATGCTAATCGGGCGAATAATTATTCCATTGGAATCGAGTGCACAAACACGACAGGAGCCCCAAATTGGCAAGTGTCGGAGAAGACTATCGATTCGTTAGTCCGTTTAATTCAGGATATCGAGAAACGACTTGGGAAAAAAGTTGCAGTCATTGGTCATAGAGATGCCCCAGGCGCCGCTACTGTTTGCCCAGGACCATTCTTGTACTCAAGACTAGGTACGATTCGAAATCGAGTGAATCAGACCAATAATGTAAATACTGTTCAGAATCAACCACAGACGCATGATCAAATTATCTTGGCGAGCCCACCAAAAACTGTTGGTAATTATGTAGGTAAGCTAGAAGTGTTTAATGAGCTATCTCTTGGTATTTTTCGAATTGGTGCTTGGTTAGTTCCAATCAATGGTGCAGCTCATTTAAATCAAGGATATGTCTTCTGGATGGATGCCGACAATCCGGATGTTGAAATTGGGCGTTGTAAATCAGCCGGTATTATCAGAGACGATGTGAATGCAGCATATGGATTACCTAGTGGCCTACGATTTGGTTTGGATGGCACACTGGATATCCGTAAATTTGCAGGGAAACGAGTCTTTCCGATGTTACGACGAACAAACGATCCGAACGGAAATACGATCAATGGACAAACAGTCGACATTCGATTCCCTGAGTATGTTTTGACGATTCCTAAACGATAAAAATAACCCCTCATTGATAAGCCATCACTTTAAATTAGATTTGTAATCTAACGTTTGAGATGTATATCACATTGAGGGGCAAGTACATACAACGTAAAAAATCTTTTTATGCAAAAGTGTCTTTAAAAATTTTACAACTTTTGATAATCTATATAGAGAAACTACTATAAGCGAAAGAAATTAGGTTAAACTTTAAATAAGTCATAAGAAGCTTGAAAAACATTTTATTGTGGTATACTATATTTAAAGTTATTAACCTAAAAGGTTAAGTCGAATGATAGTTAGAGCGAGAAAAAGGAAATTACAGAAAATATTAGAGAATCCTAAGCTAATTAGTTCAGAATTTGGAAAACAAATTGGAGACAAAGTTAAGCAAAGAATTGCTGAATTACAAGCAGCGACAACCTTAGAAGATATTTCGCATCTTCCACCCATGAAACTCCATTCTCTCTCAGGAGAGTATGAAGGGTGTTTTGCTGTGAAATTGACAGGTAATTACAGGTTAGTTTTCAAGGCATATACATGTGAAGAAAAACTCACAATACAAAAGATAAAGGCAGAAATAATAGTGATTGAAGAGGTGGTGGATTATCATGGCAAATAAAAATGGGTACGATATAGATATGTCCTATGCAGTTGTTCCAGGAGAAACCTTGAAAGAAGTTGCTGAAGAACTTGGGTTATCTCATAAAGATTTAGCTGAGAGATTAGGGATTACACCAAAAACTATTTCTAAAATCGTTAATGGAACTGCGCCGATTACACCTGAAACAGCCTTAAATCTAGAGAGAGTTTTAGGCATTTCCTCAAATTTTTGGAATCAATTAGAGCTTAACTACAGAGAGAAGCTTACAGAAATAGAAGCAGAAGCTAAGCTAAAAGATGAAATCGAAATTTTGAGAGAATATGTGCCGTATAAAGAAATAGCAAATGCTGGATTTGTTCCTAAAACTAGAGATCCTAAGGAAAAAGTAGAAAATACGCTTAATTATTTCGGATTCTCTTCTTTAAAGATTTTTATAGAAAGCATTAATGACAATCAATTGTTGGCAGGAGCTTATAGAATTAAAGAGGTAGAAAAAGTAAATAAGCTTGCTTTGATGGCGTGGATTAGAGCTGGAGAAATAGCGGCTCAAGAAATTGAAGCAGAAGTTTTTTCTAAAGAAAAATTAAAAAAGTCTTTACCTGAATTGAGAAATCTTACTTTGCAATCTGATCCTAGTATATTTATTCCTGAATTGCAGCGAATTTGTGCTAGTTTTGGGGTAAAAGTAGTATTTGTTCCAGAGGTGAAAGGAAGTAAAGTCTGTGGGTTAACAAGGTGGCTAACACCCAAGCCACAAGCAATTATACAACTTAGCTTAAGGTACAAATCGAACGACAATTTATGGTTTACGTTTTTCCATGAATTAGGGCACATACTAAAACATAATAAAGTTCCTTTTTATACTGCTTCGAACGAATATGCTGATAGCATAGAAGAACAAGAAGCAAATGAGTTTTCCGCTAACACATTGATACCTAAAGATAGCTATAATGATTTTATTGAACAAGGTCGGTTCACTAAAACTTCAATTTGCAATTTTGCGGATATGGTATCAATCCACCCAGGGATTGTTCTAGGAAGATTACAAAAGGAAAAGCATGTACAGTGGAATAAATATAATGAATTAAAGGCACGGTATTCATGGAAGTAAGTAGTAAAATATAGAATAACCTAATTATGTAACAAACATACGAAGATTGCTCTGACTACAACAAAGCACATGACTTGAACAATAAATAAAATCATAGTACCCTTAAGTTATCCTCAGTACTAAGAATTCGTTTTTTAATACCCGCCCACTCTTCGGAGTGGGTCTTTTTTTAATTAGAATTAATCAAAGTTTAAGAATTCTTAAACAAAAGAAAAGCGCTTGCAATAATTTTAGGCTGGGCTTAAACTACCTGTAGGCGCCATCATAAAAAGAGAGTATCAACAACTAAAAACTTGTGGGGAAGTCTATAGCGTGCATATCGATACTCTCTTTAATAATTATATCATACGTATTTTAGACAACGAAGGAATTATACAATCCTAACCACAGGTTTTTTTATTGCCTACTCTTCGGAATAGGTCTTTTTTTCTATAATACAGTTAGTTTTACAGAATATATAATGTCAATTTGACTATACGTATTTTTGTATTAGCTTTTTCACTCACATTTGTCAATGGAATTTGATCACTCATTTAAAGAAAAAATAGTAGGTAAATGATAGGAAGTGAAAAAATTAGATTTAATAGGAGTAAAAGTATTGAATCTGATTTTAAATTATTTTGTTTAATATTTATTAAGAGCATAATAACTGGAATCGTGATTGTAAGAACAATTAGGGCTAAATATATTTGATTGGCTGAAAAAAATAAAAGATTAGAAGCAGATACGGATAAGATATGATAAAAATTATAGACATATATTGGTATCGATGGTTCTAATATTCCTACATCAAAAACTAGAAAATCAGCTAGATTGAAAAAAGAAAACAGAGTACCTAATCCACCGATAAAAAATAAGATGATCGGTGTAGACGAAGTATTTAATCGATTAGCCTTCAATACAATAACCTCCTCATTTTTCTTTGTAAAAGTTTAGAGCTAATGAATCATTTCGGTTAGAAAAAAACCAAATTTAGGAAAACTGTTTAAAACTAAAAAAGCTCATAAAAAGTTCATGTATTGTAAAAATATGAATTTTTTTAACTCTACAGCGTACTAAATTTAAATAATCTTAATCATTTAAACGTATCTTTGGATGATTAAAAAATGTTGTGACAACACTGTAAGCGCTTCTTATTAATGGCTTAAGTAAATAGGCATAGTTAATTTCATTCTTTTTAATACACTCTAAGTGTACCAAAAAAATGATAGGAGTGGTCAATATGAAGAAATTTTTATTAGCATGTCTAGGAATTTTAGCAACAGTTAGTTTTGCAGCGTGTGGTCCTAAAGCGTCGGAAAAGCCAAAGAGTAATTCGCCGAAGCAATCACAGCAGATCCCTAGAAAAAAACAAAGTAGTGACACAAATGGCGCTAAGAAGAAAGAAGGATCAACTCAACAGGGAAAAGAACAGCAGAATAAACAATCAAGTGATAGCAAAGAAAAGAAGAGCCAACAAACACAACCGAGAAAAAGAAACAATTCCAAAAATAAAACAGCACCCAATAAAGAAAAATCAAATGAAAGTAACTCAATTAATAGGTAA